GTGCTCTGAGAACCTCGCTAAAGTTACCAGCACACTGCTCAAGAGTGACATTGTTCAACACTGACAGAGACACTGGATAATCCTCAATCTTCATCAATTTTCTATCGAATACTGAGAATGCAGGAGAACCGTGTTCACCTAAAACCAAGTGTACATAGTCATCACCGTTCTCACCACCGTACTGCTTCAAGTCAAAGTCGTGCTGTTCTTTTGTGTATCTTATACTCTTTAACCTAGACACATTATGACGAGAGAACTTTTCATCTAACTGGTCACATTCAAATAGTACGTTCTTTTCACGAAGACCGTTTGGAACACCACTAACCCACAAGAAGAAATCAGTGTCCCAAGTAGTCAAACACTGCATAAGTGAGTTCCAAGCTGAATAACCAAATACCTGAGCCTCGTCAACATAAACACAAGGCACGTGGAGACCGATAACATTGCTATCTGCGGTTGAACCAACAATTCTGCAACGAATAAGGCAGTTATTTAATAACCGTATTTCGTGGTTTGACATATTAACACTCTGCCTATCCACAAAATATTTTAACAGTGGGTGAGTTCTAAAAAATCTTACTATTCTTAGAAAAACTGGGTCTAGTTGTGCTTTATTCTGAACAACTAAAAGAATCTCATTGGCACTGGCTTTTCTATAAGTATTTGATATAGCATTCCATATTATCCTAGTCTCCATACTGGCTGTTTTACCAGTAGAACGACCAGTAGCAATACTTACATAATGACCGCTATCAATTAACATCTTCCTTTGGTAATTATCATAGTGCCAACCCTTTCCCTCATCTAGCTCCTCTTCAGCACTCCTTACGAATTCACCAAAAAGAACTGGGTCATCTAGTATTTCAAGAATCGCCAAATCACCTTCATCTAGAACTACTTTTTCTTTCATTTCTCAGCCAAAACAATAGATTCATTTGACATTTCTGCCATAGAACCACACTTCCAACATTCGTGTCTTATTGTATATTTATACTCTTCTACTGGTGTTTTCTCACTTTCCAAAGAACCACGCTCACCCTTATCGGTGACATAGAACATAAACTTACCTAAAAGCTGACCACATTTAGGACAGACTACCTTTTGTAGTCTTACATCCAAGAACTTCTTTGCTTGACCTTGTATGCGTTCTATGTATTTAAGAGGTGTCTCGTCCTCTTCACTCTGCCTCTTCCTTCTGTTTATACCGAGTTCGGTCTGGAGTGTAACCCAGTTCTGGTTAGCGTCACGAAGAGCACTGTGTAATTCACGTATTCTCTTTGAATCAACTTCACTACCCTTCTTACTACCATATTCTAGATTATCGAGAGCTTCCTGAATACGCTCCATATTAAGCTCAATTTGGCACATCTGAGAAAGAGCCGCCATATCGTTAGCTTGGTTTAAGTCATCAAGCTCGTAAGTCTCTAAATATTTATCTATCTTCTCTTGTAGTGCAGAACCCTTCTTCTTCCTACCCATTTCTACTTTCCCTACGAATCAACTTGCCAGTATTATCAACATCAAACTCGCTACCTAAATAGACCAACTGGACAGATACAGACTTACCGTTGTCCATATATGTGTCCCATCTTCGTCTCTTCTTCTCATCGTTTATAAGAAACCTCACCCAACCTACCTTAGCCCTTATCTCCTTTTCCCAATCGTGATAGCATCTGCTACAGAAGAACACTTTCGGGTTTTCCGTATGTAGGGGACGACAACAGATAGCACATAAATGTTTCATATAATCTATGGTTTTGGGCTTATTTGCCGTTAGTAAGTTACTTTTCAACATAAGACCCTCCACCCATCAACCTCAGTTATTTAGACTCTTCTGGTGGTACGATAGGACATACACCCTCTTCGCACTCAACACACAGAGTCTCTAGAACTTGCTTAGACCTGCTTTGATTTCTAAACACAGTCAAGCCTTTTAAGTTTAGTTTATACCCAAGCAGGATTGCCTGTTCAACATCTTCAACAGTAGCACCATTAGACATATTTATCGTCTTTGATATAGCATTGTCAACATTGTTCTGGAACGCCGCTTGCATACGTATGTGCCATTCTGGACTTATCTCTAAAGCAGTTCTGAAAATCTTCTGCCACTTCTCAGGAACTTCTGGTAACCCATTTACAGTACCACCATTCTTGATAATTTTTGTTATTAAAGCGGTTGAATACCAACCTTCACGTTTAGCAACATCTTCAAATATAGGGTTAACCTCAAAGAATGTGTTGTTCTCAAGAATGTTAGTTTTCTGGTACACATTAGCAAATATGGGTTCCATACCACTAGATGTTTCAGCAATAATACTAATACTGCCAGTGGGAGCTATTGTTGTTAGTGTAGCATTTCTTCTAGGAGACTTTACTACAGACTCTTCTATAGTCAGGAAGTCACCTCTATCCTCAGCCAACCTAGCAGAAGCTTTCTTAGCCTCACTACTTATGAAATTCATAACATCAGATGCAATGGTTTCAGCTTCTTCTGAATCATAGGGTACACCTAACATAAACAGCATATTAGCAAATCCCATAACACCTAGACCAATTTTTCTGTTACCGTGAACTCTCTCACTTATTTTTTCCAGAGGATAATTTGAAGCATCAATAACGTCATCTAGGAATCTAACAGAATGATGAACCACTTTCCTCAGAGAGTTATAAACAATTTGTCCATCCTCAACGAATTTGTCAAGGTTTATTGAACCTAAACAACAAGCCTCATACGGTAACAAATCCTGCTCGACGCACAGATTCTTTATCAAATGTCCTTGCTTTGGTGTTGGGTTATCTCGCTCTATTTTATCCCAAAAAACAAACCCAGGTTCTCCGTTACGCCACGCAGACTCGGCAATAAAGCGGAACAGGTGTCTTGGGTTTACTTTAGTAGCTACACTGCCGTCTTTAGGGTTAATTAATGGGAAATCTTCACCAGTTTCGACACAACGCATAAAATCATCTGTAATAGCTACTGATATGTTGAAATTATTAAGCCTTGTTTCATCGTTCTTACATTTTACGAACTCAATAATATCTGGATGATTAACAAGCAGTAATCCTAAATTGCCACCACGTCTTATACCGCCCTGTTTAATTACATCACTAATGGTATCATATATTCTCATAAAATCAATAGGACCACTGGCAACACCCTCAGTTGACTTAACTTTATCACCAGAAGGTCTTAATTTTGACATATTAAGACCAACACCACCACCAGTTTTCTGAACCATACCACAATCTTTTGCGGTCTGTAATATGTCTTCCATCGAATCACCGACCTCAAAAGCATAACAGGCAAATAAATAGTTCAGGTCTTTATTGCCAGCATTAGCCAAACAGGGTGTATTGGGAAGAAACATCTGATTAGCCATAAGATTATAAAACACTTTACTCCAATACTCTGGATTAGAACCATAACTCTTCTCCACAGAAGCAACGTGCCTAGCAACTCTCCTGAACATCATAGACGGTGTTTCTTTCTTTCCGTCAAAACTCTTTAAGTATCTCTTATCTAGTAAAGCTAGAGCATTAACCCCTAACTTTAACTCATCACCTTCAAGACCGATAGCCTCTCTAAAACCACGAATTTGCGCTCTTTGCGCTCTATAGAGTATATACGTCTTAGCAAGCTTGGCATCACCAAACTTGATTAACGCATTCTCCACCTTATCTTGTATCTCTTCAACCGAAATCTCTTTGTTACCGTTCAGGCTATTTGTCACAGTGTCAGCAACGCTCTTGGCGATGGACTCATCAACCTTACCTATGGACTTCATAGCTTTAGTAACGGCAAGAACTATCTTGTCTGGATTATATTTTACAATTCTTCCGTCTCTTTTAATTACTCTCATTTCTACCTCGTATCAAAAACTCCATCACCATCCCAGTATTTCTTCCAATGCTTTAGAACCTCAACAGCACTCTCAAAATCTGGTACAATTCTGGTAGCGTATCTTTCCAACCAACCACCAACGTAATTCTTAGCTATCACCAAAGTTGGTGTCTTAGAAATCCACGTTGCATAGTAAAACTCACCAGCAGTACCCCAACTAGCATCATCACCAGTCAAAACAACCACAGCATCAACCTTCTCCACATCACTAAGGTCACGCTGAATTACCTCATTGATAGTCAATCCATTCTTAAACGTGTCACTATCAATTTTCTTTGCGTTCTCTAAATGTTGTTTACCCCGCATTGGAGTCCGACATTTTATGCCGACAGCTTCAAGTTTATTTATTAACTCATTACGAGACTCCATAGCCTCAGCATAACTTAGGTTGGCTATCCTACCAGCCAAGTATACTTCATATTCCTTCACTTTCCTCTCCTTATTTACCAGTAGAACCAAACCCACCAGTACCCCTGTCTGTTGAAGACAATTGAGAGAATACTTGGAACTCAACTGGTTCTCCTTTAACTAACTCTCCTTGAGCAATCCTGTGTCCAACTTGAAAAATTTCGTGTCCCTTCATACAGAGACCATACAACATAACTATAATCTCTCCCCGATAATCAGAGTCAATGACTCCTGGTGAGTTGGGGATAACTATTCCCTTTGCCGCCATACCGCTTCTAGGATATATCTTAACGTGGTATCCCTTTGGAATTTCAAATATCAGACCAGTTTTAGCCTTTACAAAGTAACCGTTGCTCATAACAAAATCTTCACAGCAGTATAAATCAAAACAAGCAGAACCTTGTGTTGCGACCTTTGGTAAAATTGCTTTCGAATGAACCTTCTTGACTTTAATTGTTTGTACCATCTACTCTATCTATCAACCCCATTTCTTTAGATTCTTCAGCCGTATACCATTGAGGAGTATTGTCTCTCAAAATTTCATACCAAAACCCTGGTTCTGAAAACTCCTCTCCAGCACACCTACTAGCTACGAAATTAGCTAACTCGTGATGCCAATAATTTAGTAATTTGGTTTCGGATTCCATATTCTTCATATCACCAGAAAAACCAGTGGTTATACCGTGAGCCATAAGAACATCAAGAGTACCCATAACCCTCTCGTCACAACACTCTAATAAAAAGAACGCCATAGAGCAAGCGTGACCGTGAACCTCACCAATAAACTTTATACCCTTTTCTTGTGCTTTACGTATAGCTCTTATCATAGCGATACCAGAAAACACATCACCACCTGGAGAAGCAATAATTATAGTTATAGGTTCTTTGGACGGACTATTAAGCAGAACGTGGATGTCTTCTATAAACTCGTGAGCAGTACCACCATCAATTTCACTGCTAACAATAATTATCCTGTTATTTCTTAAAGTTCGTCTCTCGTACTCAGTAGTAACAAAAATTTCTTCATCCATTGTCTAGCCACTCCGTTTTGTTAAGAATATCCTTAGCTATTAAAGCATCTCTATGGTTTTTAATTTGCGGTAGGACAGACTTAATAATTCTTCTAATAAGCTCCTGTTCATAGTACGAGAATCCTGGTGCGGTTAATTCAGCAGTCCTATCACGTAGCTTATTAATATCCCTTTTTAATCTGTCTAATTCCATTATAGCACACTACTATCTAATTGTCAAGCCCTTACGTGGCAACGTGAGCAAGTTTCCCATATTGAGTCAAGGTTTCTTCCAGAAATTTCTTCTACCTTGACCAAGTTTGGGTACTTATCAAGCATATTGTTTCTACTCATTGGGTCTGCCGCATCAGCGATGTGCAAGCAACACCATAGACAAATCTGCTTACCAATTACTGGACAACTATGAATGACACCCGCTAATTTTGGGTTCTTCATTGTGTCGTGCTCTTCTTTTAAGTCTTTATATAGTGAACAACTCATATTATCCTCTCCTCTTCAAAAAATTATAAATGTCGTTCTCGGTGTTAACTATGGAGTCTATAAACTCATACATAGTAAACATAATATTTTTAGTAACTATCCGATTGGTTTTACTGTCACCAGTATCTAATGTATCAAATCCCTTCATAATATAAAGTAGTTGCTTTCGGTGCTGTTTTAGAGATTTGATTATCCCTTCCTTTGTAACCTCGTCCATAATTTTTACCACCAAATATATATTAATAATTAGTTAATAAATAGAAGTATAATATTAAAATATAGACCTTATTAAGATAAGTATTGCCAGCCGCCCTTTTGAATGTCACAGTTTGTAGCTAAACCAACCACCCCGAATGTCACAAGCTCTGTTTCTTACTCTCAGCTTTTCTTCTAGCCTTTATAACCTTGTCCATCTCTTTCTTCAAAGACTCAACTTGGTCATCAGTGTAAAGTATAAGCTTACCACATCTCTTACCCTTGTCAAGGTCCATAGGCAAGTCTAAGTGCTCACCACGAAACTTATGCC